AGCGTTGTTACTTGCAACAGTTAATTTAGCAAGTGAACCTGCATAGGTATCGGCTGCAGCACTTGCCTGACCTGCGAATAGAACCGACAAGCGTTCTTGGATCTGCTCAAAGGTTGATGTCGAAAGTTCTGCCCTTGTAAGTCCTACGCCCAAGCGACCTAGTGCCTGAGTCTGACCTAAGTATGCCTTTTGCAAGCTTTGTGAAACTTGGGTAACTGACTTGCCAGTTCCAGCCGCGATGTCAAGTGCAAGCCCAAGCAATTCCTGAGACTTGGTGACATCGCCTGTAGCACGAAGCAAGCGATCCATTGCAGGGCGTAGCTCATCATCAAGCACACCTGTCTGCATTTCAAGGCGAGAGATAAAGCCATTGACTGTGCCAATGTTAGATCCGTAAGCAAGACCCAGATTCTTTAGAGTAGTGCCTAATGCCTTAGCTGCTTTGTCATCTTCTGCGAAAGCCTTAACAGAAGCCTTTGCATAAGACAGAACCTTTTGTGCGCTATAAACAGCAAGCAAGCCTTTAGCAAGACCCTTGACATTCTTAGTCAATCTGTCTGTGGAAGTCTCAGCTTCCTTAAATGCCTTCTTGCCTACGAACTGGGCGGCTATGTCAATTCTTACATCTGCTGCCATTACTTAGCCGCCTTCAGTGTGTAGTTCTCGAACTTAACTTTTGAATCTTCAATTGCTTTGATAACAGCTGCGTTAGTCTTTCCGCCATCTTCTGCCCATGCACGAAAGATTGCGCGACCCTTCATCTTACGAGTGGCGCGACCTGATGCGCCTTCTGCTCGCTTAAAAGCATTAACAATTGTGCCTGTTCGATCTAAGGCTTCAATGAACTGCTGACCAGCATTAGGATTGTTGCTAAGAGATTGACCCTTAGAACCTGATCTAATTGTCTTGCCGAAATTAACATGTCCGGGGGCTACGACCTTAGACAATGGAGCTTGTGGTCTGCCTTGTGGATTTAATCGACCAGCAGTCTCATAGATAGAGCCTGAAGGCGATGCATTAACGATGCGAGCAAGGGAGCGAAATCCTGAGCGATTAGGCTTGGATGGTGTTGCTTTGTATCCAATGCCACGCTTTGCTTCCCCAGATGACCACTCAATGCGTTCCCACGCACCTGTGCCTTGATTAGCCCATCCGCTTAAAGGTGATGTTGAAGGTATAAATCCTCTAGCCTTGTTTGTGATTGGCTTTAGGATTGTGCCTAATTCTTTTTGTGTTTCCTTAGCAAGATCTGGAGTGAACTTTTTGAGGGCTTTTCTAAGCTCTACCGCGCCTGTTACCTGTGTTGGCATCGCTCACCTCTTTCGCTTCATCCTTTAGCCCCTGCACTAATGCATCGAGCATGCTCTTATCAAGATCTAACAATTGCTGTGGCGCGATTCCCAACCTAATGCTTAGCCTAGCAATTAGGTAGGTGAATGGAAGATCGCGCTTTAAGCTAAAGGGTCAGAGTCCAACACTTCCACGCTTTTCAGCGTTTCAATGAACTCCATCCCATAAGGCTTAACAGTTTCACCTGATCTGCGTGTGACTTCCCATGCAAGCCAATAAACATCCGATTGCTTCTCTTCATCTCTGAAGGCTTTATGGAAACCCTTTTTAGCGTACTGCTCGAACGCATACTCCACTGCTGGAGTAATCTCGCCTTCTAGCACACTTCCATCATTACGAACGATCTTTAGCTTTGCCATGTTTAGCCCCTTTGTTTAGTTTCTTACGCTGTTGTTACTGCGATTGTACCTGAAACATTCCAAGTTACGCTCTGAGTTGATAGGTCTGCAACAGCACCATTTACAGGTGTGATGTTATTGACCAAGCATGTCATTGTGTAAAGTGGATTTGTAGCTGATACAGCAGCAGAAGTCTGCTTGAATGTGACAACTGTGTTAGTTCCCCAAGTTGCCTGAAGTGTCTGAAGTGTCTTAGCTGTTGCCTCGTCATTTAAGAAGTCGATTGAAATGCTTGAAGCTTCCAATCCCTTAACGAAACGATGACCAGAATCTCCAAGTGCGGTGACTTCAAGTTCATCGAAAGCGCGATTGATTGTTACTGAAGTTGTTAAAGTAGAGAGATCAACCGAATTAACAGTTAGAACTCCTGTATTTGCTAAATAAACTGCCATCGGATTATTCCTCTTCTTTCTTAGTTACTGGCTTTGCTTCTGGCTTTGGCGCAACTTGCCCGATCTTTTCGAGAAAGGCTGCGTTTTCTTTTTCCCAATCGGACATGTTTAACTCCAACTCGTTAGGATTGATACGGACATCTCACAGCTGAGCAAGTCTCCGCTTGCCGCGTTGAGAACGCTAGGTGCGCTGACTGCGCTTACATTATAAACTAAAGAAGATGCTGCAAGTAGTGCGAACACGCTAACTACTGTGTCCTCGATGCCGTTAAGGTTTCCCTCATTGTCAAAGAGTGGCACTGTCATCACAATGCGAAAGTTAGCCATTGGGCTGACTGTGATCTGTCCATTGTTGTTAGGTGTCAAGTAAGGATCATCTGGAGAGACAATCACAGAGTTAGCAAGAACTGTTGAAGGCGGAAATGCGAAAGTCTGCCACTTAGCGTTATTGACTAGAGCAGTCGCTAAAGTGGTGCGAAGTGTGGTGATGGCAACTGGTGGCATTATCCAACCATCGAGTTAGGGCTTAGCGCGTGTGCGATCAATCCTCGCACCTTAGCGAGAAGCTGTGCGCTCATTCGATAAGGGCTTGGCTGGAAATCAACAAGGTTAGAACCGCTGAGAGTAGCGGTGCGAGCTTGCCAGATCTCTACAGATACCATCAAAGCTGCTTGCTGGACTGCTGTGTCTAATGCCCAATCAACATAAGTGTCTGCTGATACTGTTCCAAAAGGTTGAACTGGATGCTCTACTGCTGGAGTGTTGTTGTTACCGGTGATGTTATAGGTGATGTTGTAATCGCCTACTCCAGTGAGAGTCTTTGATCCATTGTGCTTAGATCCGTTGCCTGTGATGTTCACAGTCTGACCTACATAAAAGACCTTCTCTACCTTGTCCTCAAAGTAAAGTGTTCCTGTTGTTGCTGTGTTGCTGTGTGCAATGTTAAAAGTAGTGTTAGTCCAGAGCATCGGAAGCAATACTGCATCCGTAGCATCACAGACTTCTTGCAAGGTGGCATCTGGGTACAGCGTACCGACTCCGAGTGTTGATCGGAGTTCTGCGACTGTTGTTAGTGCCATTCCTTGTCCTTTCTAAAGACTCTGAGGGGTAGAGGGCTACTACCCCTCAGAGCGTACTTAGTTACCTATGTTGATTAAGTTAGGTTGAACTTACGAACACCCTTACCTGACTTAGCAAGGTAAATTGCCAAGTATCCGTAAAGGTTGATCTCGATCTCGCCTGAAGTAAGAACATTCACGCGAAGCTGTGTCTGTGGTGATTCCCAGACATAGACTGAAGATGGTGCAACCAAGAACATTGAGTTGTCGATTACGCCAGATGCAGAGATGTTGTGATCCACGATTAGATCAGTACCAAGAACATTACCGCGAACAGATGAAGCTACCGCTGAACCTGAAGCGTTCTGTGTTGCGCCCTGTGCTGAATACAATGCGCGCCCAGTGGTATCAGCAAAACCTGCAATTGCTGCCCAAGCGTCTGTCGATGCGACTAGCTTGTTAGCAAAGTCTCCGCCAGTACCCTTGTATGCTGCTGCGCCTTCTACTGAGATGAATGACTGCAATCCAGCTGCTGTTGCTGCTGTAGTTGCTGCAGTTGTTCCATTAGCAACATAAGCTGCTAGAAGTGCTGCATCTGTAGCCTTCTCGTAAGATTTACGAAGTTCCGCCATCAAAAGCTCCATGAAGGCTGGCTGGCTGCGGTCAACGAGCTCAAAACTCACTCGGTTTAGCGCACTGAACTTGTTAATGTCAATCGTGTCATAAGATGAAGTCATCCCTGTTTCTGATGGTGCTGCACCTTCGTTTGTGTCTGCTGTTGTTGGAGCAACATTTGCAGGATCTGCATTGGTATAAAGGCGAGGCACAGTGAAGCTCATACCTGATGGCAAAAGAGCTGATCTGGTTGCTGCTTCAAATGCTGGACGACCGGTGAATGTATCTGTGATGAATGTGTCTAGGTGTGGTGCAAGTGTCAAGCCTGTGTTTGTTGATGTTGAGTCATCGGCTGCGCGTACTACTCTGCGAGCCTCGTCATCACCAAGAGCTGCCTTGATGTTTGCTTCTAGATACTGTGCTGAAGTGATTGGTGCTACGCGCTCGCGCACGAATGTAGTTGCTGTCACTACAGTTGGGCGAGCAGCTTCAACCGCTGCTGCTTCTACTGCTGGTGCTGCAACTGTCTCTGGAGTATTCTCCACAGCTGTCTCGCTTTCTGTTGGTGTGATTTCTTCTTCTACTGCCTCTGGAGTTTCCTCAGCAGCTACATCGAGAACCTGAGCAGACTTAAATGCTGGCTCGGTTACCAATGAAACCTCTAACAATTTAGCAGAGGAAACGAACATAACATTTCCCTTCTGCTTTGATTTAATAACTTCTACTCCGACAGACAGACCTGCTTGCAAGCCTTCTTCTGCGAGGATAAGAGCTTCTGTTCCACGATTAGATCGTGAGACTTTGAAAGATGCATAGATGCCATCTTCTTGCTCTGTGAATTGTGTTGCCTTGCCTAGTGGCTGGCGTGAGTCATGCTGATTAAGAAGCTTGACAGTCTTTGGATCTTCTGGAAGTGCAATTGCGCCCTTCTCAAATACTACTTTTCCTGCTGAAGTGTTACCGACTTCGCCTGTTCCTGCTGGCACGATCTTGCCTGAGATTAAGCGTTCCTCAACATTGGCAATGAGTCCAGATGAGAAGGTGATTACTTGGTTTTCCATTATTCGATTCCTTCACTGCCGTTAGGCGTTAGATCTTCCATCTCCATAGCTTGTTCAACTGTGATCAAGCCCAGAGATAACATCTTTTCAATTACCAACAGGCGATCCATTGGCTCTGTCTTTAAGAATGAAGAATCCACATCAAAGCGAACAGCGTTACCGCGAGCAGTGATGTCATCCATTGAAAGACGATCCTG